AGCAATCTTATCAATTTCTTTTGATTCCTTCATTTTCCTAGGACTATCGGTTTTGACATAAGTTGGCTTTGCAGCACCAGACTTTGATTGTTGGTTTGGGTCTGCTTTTTTCTTTCTACTTTGTGCAGACTTCCTTTCAGCAGGAGTCATACTAGCCCTCTTTGAAGAAGATACACACTTAGGTGTTCCTTCACCTGGTTTATCACTGGCACATGTACCACCAGTGACTACATTGACCCAACCAGACTTACCGTCTTTAGACTTGGATCCCTTAAACCACTTATGTAGATTACCTTCCTGCATATCAATAGAAAGAGTTCTGTTTTATTATTTATAACTAAATACTAATACTAACAGATACCTAATAAAGATGGCGAGACTTGGTATTAATACAGGTACTGCTCCAAATGACGGAACCGGAGATACCCTCTTTCAGGCAGGAGATAAGACAAATAAAAATTTTAGTGAGTTATATAACTTCTTAGGTAATGGTACAAACCTTGCATCAGGATTTGTTACTTCAATTACTGGTGCAGGAAATATAAGTGTTACTGGGACAAGTGATGTAACACTTACTGGTATTGCAGCCACTTCAGATATAAACGCAGACAGATTAGTTGTTACTGGTGTTTCAACATTAACTAATCAAGTTAAGATTGTAAGTGATGATTCATCACCAGGTAGAATTGATTACTACTGTGAGACTAGTAATGCACATTATACCAGAGTTCAGGCAGCACCACATTCACAATACTCCGGTAATGCAACAGTAACTCTACCAACATCTGATGGTACTATTCTCTTAACAGATGGAGATGGTTCGGCACTTTCTGGTATCGTAACTACCATTGTTGCTGGTTCTAATATTAGTATTAACTCTGGGTCTGGAAGTGTTCAGATTAGTGCAAGTAGTGGTGCTGCTGTCACAGACCTTCAGATTGGTTATGCATCCACAGTAGGTGAGACTGCCAGAGTTGTTGGGACATCCGTAACTCAAGTCAATTTTGTTGGTACAGGTTATACAGTTACTGTTGCAAATAATGTTGCTACAGTCAGAAACCTTGGTATGGGTATGACTACACTTAATATTACTAGTGCTGGTTATGGTGCCACAATTTTTGCTGGTAATCAGATTTCATATACTGCTACAGCATCTGACGCAAACGCAAAGTTTCATATTGAGGATAATGCAGGTATTCAAATTGGTATCAACTATGACTCTGGTATTATGGGTGGAGGACAGAATGCCTCTGCAGGAACTTATGATGTCAAACTAAGAGCAGCAACATTCTTTGGAATGTCAGAATCAAAAAATGTGAGATTTGTTATCTCACCATTTACATTGACAATGAATACAATGTTTGGGGGAACTGACTCTTACGTTGTAATGACAGATAGTGATGACAATGCAACTTTTGTAAACCTATCTACTTATGGTGTAGTTGCATGGGATGGTTCAGCATATGTTATTGACCGAGACGCAAGTGTTTATTCGGATGCTCAGAAACACTCCCTGTATTACGATAACACCAACAACGAACTGTATGGATATAGACGAGAGTCAAGTGGAAACATGACTATCCGTAAATGGACCAGTGTTTCATCGGCCGCCGATGGTACTAATGTAGGTTCTGGAACTCAAATAGTTCTTGAGTCTGTCTGTGACCAGACCTTGACAGAACAATCTGCTCTTCGTAATGGTAAGGACTATTCAACACTCACACTTGATGCGGGTATTGATGACTTTGATGGAGTATACAATAGACAATCATTTAAGGCAAATCTTGATACTGGTTCAGCAAGTTCTGGTAATGCCCTCTTCAATGCTACTGATAGTTATTGGTGGTTCCTGAAGAACGGTGATAATTCCAGAATGATTATATATGATACTGTTGGTAGTTCTTGGACTTATGTTTATGTGAATGGTGCTAACTTCTCTACTGCCGCTGACGGCACAGCAGTTGGTTCACCTAATGCCACTGAGGGACAAACAATCACTGATGCGGTATATGGTGGTGCAGCAGTACAACCTGCAGCAGAATATTCAGAGATTACATATGGTGCTGGAACAGGAATTGGTAATGGTGCATATCAACCATTTGGCAATTATAGTCACTTTATGGGTGGTGCCTTTGCAATGAAGATTACCACAACTGGTGGTTTGATGAATAACTTTGGTACTAAGGCTTCTCCTAATAACGGTTGGTCATACGGATTTACTCTTGAAGACCCTTGGATTGTGACTGGTGCTTCTAATCAGATGTTATGTCCTGAGTCTGGTTCTGATGGATGGCATGCATTTGGTGCAGCAATATTTATCATCTCCTTTTCTATCTACGATTACTATTCATATGGCAATTCTGACTACGGTCCCTACAGTTCAGGAACTGGGTCTAATATTGGTTATCAACAATCTTCTGCAAACATTGCAAATGCAGGTGACACTATTCAGGTCAGGTTTGATGGAACAAGTTACAAAATGTACATCAATGGTGTTGAAAAAATTTCAACAACAACTCCTACTACCTACATCAGTAGTTCTGCTACTACTAATCCAGTCCTGACCTTTGGTGATACATCATCGATGAATGGTGGAACTATTATCAATGATTATGCTGACCCCGCACCATGGCCATTCAGAATCAGAGACCTGTGGATTGCCAATAACGGTAACATCAGTGCATCAGATTGTGTTGGAGTATCTACATTTAGAGATAGAAACATTGCATCCTGGAGTGAGTACAGTGATGTAGATGTCTATATCACTCTGGATGATAATGGTGTTACAGCAGTCAAAGGTTCTCCAACTGTTGAGAGAAAGTCAATTACCTTCTCATAAACCAACAACAGAGTAAGAATCAAGTTCAAAGGCAAGGTTCTTCCACTGACCACCAAGATACATCTGGAGTTTATTTTCTGTCTCATTAAAAATAAATGCTCCAGCATTAAATGATAATCCATCTCTCTCAACTGTGGTAAGTGAAGGTGGATAGAATTGTTCTGTTGCTGTTATAATTCCTGCTTGTACTGTGCTTGCGGATACATTAGCGGTACTTGCTAATCCAGTAATTGTGACTGCACCAGTAGAACCACTGACACTAATATTGTCACCAGCAATTATTGAAGTTGGGATATTGGAAAGTGTAGAACCATCACCAGAAAATGATGTAGCAGTCAGAACACCAGTAATTGTTGTGTTTGTTGTGATGGCAACAGAACCATTCAGCGAAATCTTTGCAGTAGTTCCATTACCTGCAAAAAGTTTCATCTGTCCAGCATTTAACTGGATTTTTGTATTTGCACTATTGTCAGTCTTTCTTCTAATTTGGTCTACATAAATGTCATTGTTAAATGTTGCAACCCCAACAACCTGAAGACCACCACCAGTGATATTGACTCCTTGGTTTGCAGTGATGATACCAACAGAATCAATGTCTGTAACATCTTCATAGGTCAGAGTACCCCCAATAGTAACGTTACCAAGGAAGGTTGCAACACCTGCCACAACCAGAGTGTTTGCAGACACATTTGATGTGTCCATACCTACATTTGTAAGACCAGAACCATCACCACTAAAAGCAGTGGCATACATTGTCCCATCAACTGTTGCACCAACAGCAACAGTCTGTAATTTCAGTGTGCCATCATGATATAGGTCAACAGAACTTGCTACATTGAATGCAGCAGATGTTTTATTGTCTGCCGCATTCTTGAATGTAGTGTTACCACCAAGAATTCTTAAAGAACCTGTACCAGCATCCTTGATGTAACTATTGTTAGTATCGTGATATATCTGTAAATCGCCAGTATCACCTTCAGCACCACCAACGTGTAATACATCATTATCTAATAGATGTACTTTGTTGTGGAAGGTTGTTATACCATTGATATCTGCCTGTTGAACAGTGAGGTTGTTAACTGAAATATTTGGAATACCAGTCAGACCTTGTGCATTAGTCGCAATTCCTGCAGTGGTCGCATAAGTTGCAATACCAGCAACATGGGCATAACTTGAGTTAGTTGCAAATGCTGATGTTGTGGAGATACCTGCAGTATGTGCATAACCAGCATTAGTGGAGAACCCAGCATTAATTGCGTAAGTTGCCGTTGCGGCGTTACCAGTAATATTACCACTTGTTGTAATATATCCAGCACCATTCGTCAACTGATTGTTGTTGGTTGGAATGGTTGGTGTGTTCTGAAAGTTGGTGTAATCTAAAAGAAAACTCGATGTAACACCACCAACAGTGTTTGAATTAGAAGCAGTTCCGGTTAGACTACCGGTTACATCACCAGTTAAATCTCCTACAAAACCACTAGATGCAGTTACAATTCCAGAGAAAGAAGCACTACCATCAGCATAGATGCCAGCCGCAATTGGATTTTCATCCATTGTGGGTGTACCACTATTGTCTGAATAATCTGGTGGTCTTTGATTTCTTGAGTAGTTATCGGCATTCGGATTTCTAAGAATAAATCCACCAATAGATGTAGTTACACCTGTAATGAATATATTCTGACCATCAAGGTCATTGACATTAATATCACCAGTGGTTACAGTACCACCATAAGATATTTTATTTTCCCCGTAGGTTTCATTCCAGGGATTAATTAAAGTTACCGTCGTGGCAATACCGACACCACCAGTGTCTTGCACAGTAAAAATTTTACCGTCATAAGTGTTTAGAGCTAACTCGCCTAACTCTAAATTTAAAAGCGAAGGACGTTTTGACGCGACAGCCGATCGCTTAAACTTAATCTTTGGGTTTGCCATTATATCGAGCGGTATATACCATTAATCTGTTATATAACAGATATACCTATTTAGAATGTACCCCCATCAGATGGAGATTCTGTTTTTTTACGAGTGGCACGACTAGTAGATTTTTTCATAGTCTCATCAAAATTTTTAATCTGACCCTGATACTCCTCAATAGCTTTATTCAACTCCTTAATTTTATCATTCTGTTGTGAAATAATATCGTTTTGGTAAGCAATCTTTGACTCAAGTACAATACTTTGCGTAAAATAATCATTCATTTTCTTTTGTAGCGTATTAATGTAAAAATTTAGTTCAGCTTGTTCCATAAAAAAAGGGGACTCCTTCAGTCCCCTCTATTTATTCAGTTGTCAAATATTATCAGGCGAATGTGCCACCATCAACAGTGATGTTCTCAAGGAATCTTGTAGAACCTGAACAAGAAATAACCTGAGATTGACCAGCACAATCATTCATCCAAAGACCTTTTGCTTCAATGTCTGCCCATGCAGTAACAGAAGCAACAGAACCACCAGTACCAACATTCGTAATTGCAACATCGGTTGCAAAACCGATTCTCATGCTGCCACCAGGTTTGACTGCGGCAAACATCGATGCAATTTTTGCATTAGCAGAACTGACACCAACGTGGTTGTAGTACATTACAACACCACTGTTGTAAGTAGTTACCTCTGCAGGTGGTTGAAGAGAACCATCGGGAAGTCTCTGAAGACCCAGTTCAATGACAGGAGAAACGATTCTCAAATCTTCAACGTCAATGTTCGTGACAGAACCACCAACTGATAGGTTACCTGTGATATTGACATTACCACCGAATGAACCACCACCAGTCAATGTAAGAGTTGTTCCCTTAAATTCAGTTGCGGTTGCAATACCAGTAATAGTACTACTCTCACCATGCATTCTATCAATATAACCTTGATCCCAGTTTAGTGAACTACTACCGAGACTTCTTACACCGTCAGTAGATGGGACTAAATCTGAATCAAATCTACCAGTAACTGTGACCGTATCTGATGTTGCGTTACCAATATCTACATTACCTTGAAGATTTGCCAAACCTGCAGCAGTAAATGTACCCTGAACTTCTTGGTCAGTAGATACTGTTACTTTACCATTTGAGTCTGCAATTGTAACTGCAGCAGTTCCATCCTTCGCTTGAATTGCTCCAGTCTCAATAGTTGGAACATCAAGTTCAGTTGTAATATTGACAGTGGCAGGAAGACCAAATGTCAGAGTGTTGTCTGTTACAGCAGTTTCAACTTCACCCGCAGTACCGGAAAATCTCAGTGTCTGGCCAGTCTGGAACAAGTCAGTTGTTCCTGAGTCGGCAGCAACATTAAAGGTAACTGCAACACCCGCCGTGGTGCTATCTACATACGCCTTAACTGATTGTTGTGAAGGAATAGCAGTGGCACTGTCAGATGCCATGTTATCTTCATCCAAGAAGGCTGTTACACCATCAAGGACATTTAGTTCAGTAGCAGTAGCCGTGATTTCGACACCGTTGATGAAGTAGGCAACCATGTCCATGCCACCGCCAGACACGATGTTAGTGGCGGGGTTTAGGTTGAGAGCAGTGTCAGTGTAGAGAGACTCGTAACCAGGGGTCGTGTTATTCGAGTCAACAAACGTGAAGAAGTAGTTGCCAGTGGTTTCGTTCTTGACAACCTTAACTTTGTCTGCTTGGGTAGCAGTACCAGTTACGTCACCAGTAACGTCACCAGTTAGAGCTCCAGCAATATTGGTTGCCGTAAGGGTGTTAGTTGAGGGGTTATAAGAAATACCAGCGTCAGTTCTTACCGCTTCTTGTGTTGGGTTTGTATTATTATCAGAAACAAAAGTTAGGAAGTGACTTGAGTTAGTATCAGTAGATCCAATCGCAAGTGTTGCTGCTTGAGCACCACCACCCGCAATAGTTTCAAGTTCTGTTTCTAAATCTTGAAGAGCACCTTTAACTGTTTCGCTATCAGCAATAGTGGTTCCAGTGAACGTTCCAAGGTTAGTTGCATCTCTTGCAACACCACTCAGAGTTACCAGATTATCACCAGCTTGACCATCATCTAGAACATCTCTACCATCGACAGTACCACTAAGAGTAATACTACCGGTAAAGTTGAGGTCACCAGTTCCAGTAATATCACGACTGTTGAGGTCAAGGTTTCCTCCAAGTTGTGGAGAAGTATCGTCAACAAGATCTGTAACTACATCTGCCCAACCTAGACCGGCAACCGAGTTACCATTAATGGTTGTAAGACTTTGAATTTTGAGGAATTGACCACCACTTCCAGCAACTGGAAAAGAATATGTGGTAATACCACTCAGAGAATCATTTGATTTTAACTCAATAAAATCTGTACCATTATTAGTACCTTCGTATAGTTTGATACCACCACCAACAGTGGTAGAATTCAAATTCCAAAACTCTCCTCCACCAATAAGTTGATTGCCCGTAGGAGAACCGACAAATAACTGGTACTTATCGGTAGTGAATCCTGGTTCACCAATTGCCAATGAGGGCAGGTCAGCAAAAACACCTCTCTTAAACTTAAGTGTTGGGGATGCCATGTCGTAATCTACTAATTATCCTATGTTATATTTATTAATTAATAAATGTATATTAACTAAAACTACCATAGTCTTGATGGCCATCCTGAACACCATCAGACAAATCAACAATAGTGAATGGTGAATCGTATTCCCATACATTACCTGGTTCGTTGAATGTAAGAACATCATCGTCACTAGGTGTACCTGTGATTGCATATCCTGCAATAGATGTTGCATTACCAGAGGCGCCAGTGGATGCAATGAATTGACCAGATGCTGCATCAAAGACCAAAGTCAAACCATTATCAATTGACGTTGTTGATGCTGCAGCAATGTTTGTAAGTGGTCCTAAATCAACTACACTACCTGCATCAGCACCAACCCACTTGCCAGTAGATGTTTGATACTTAAGTACTTTGTCATTGACCTTGGCACTGTCTCTGTCAACATCATCCAAGAATTCAAGTCTGACTTCACCACCACCACCTTGGACTTCAACCTTCTGAATGGTTTGATAAAGCATCTTACGAAGTTGGTCAACCTCACGCTTCATTCGAGCCATTTCGGTTTCAGACTCATTGAGTTGTTCTTCTTCTGGAATCAGTTGTTCCAAAATTTCAAGTGATTTATCAATAGTACTTTCTTCTTTAGATACTATCTCACTACCAAGACCTTCTGTTGGTTTTAGTGGTTCTGGTGTGATAATATCTTCAGTTTCTATCTCAAGAGGTTTGTAATCATCCTTCCAGTTACTAGTATCTACTTCTTCCTTCTGTTGTTTTACCCAATCATCAGGTATAAGATTATGCTTTTCCTTGAATTGATTATGTAATTTGGTTGGTGTAATATTATACTCTGCACTAATCCCTCTCATAAGTCTATCAATTGACTTATAAGATGTACTTTTAAGATTTACCAGTTCAGTTTCTAGAACCTTTACTGCCTTTATCGCACTTTGTTCTACCCTCGGGGTCTCATTAAACAAAAACGCTTCAAAAATCTTTGCGTCTTTTTTAATTTTTTCTAATTCTTTTTCTTTTTTTAAATTTTTTTCTTTAACCTTCTTTTTTTCTTCACTCAAACTTGAGAAAAGGTCTCCAAGGGATACCTCTCCAAGTATTTCTTTAGTCTTTTCTTTGTCTTTTTTCTTTTCTTCGCCAATAAGAGAAAAGAAATCTCCTAAGTTATCCATTTTTTATACAGATACGGTTGCATTTACAATAACTGAACCCTCAAATACCTTAGAAACTACACTAGAACCTGATGTTACAAGGATGTCATAGTAGTTTCTACCTACTGTCAAATTCGATGTAATTGTAGTACCCATAGACAATGTAATTGTTCCAGTAGTTGATGCAATCCCGACAGTAAAACTACTTGAGGTACTCAAATCTTCTGGGTATTTCCTAATTTTAGAAACACCCGTATAACCAGTCAAATCAATAATTGTTTGATCAGGATTTTTCATTACAAATTTCTGAGAGAAATCTGTTCCCTTATCAATTTGTATATTTACTGATTCAGCAGCCATTGTATTCTTTTTAGGTATTTAGGTCCTTACCTGCATTCTTCAACATCTTCTGAAGGTCTGCAGTTGAACCTACAAAAAGAGCATTATTGACGGTTGTCGGTCCTTTCGATTCCTCTTCCTTATTAACATCTTTCAACTTCTTCTGAAGATCCATCAACTTATCAGTAGCATCAGAGACACTCTTAATTAATTGACCAGCAACTTCATATGCTCTTGGCATCTCACTCTCTTGAGCGAGTTCTAAGATTCCATTGATTGCTTCCTGACCCTTTTCAATGATTGAATATAAATTACCTCTGGTGTATTCGTAGTCTTTACGAATATCTTCCTTGGAATTTTCATACCTTTCAATTCGCTTCTCAATAACATTCTTCTCTGGTACTACCTCTATTGGTTCAACATCAAAAGTTTCATTGAGCTTTTCATACTTATCCATGATTTACCTCAGAAAAGATTTCCGTCAAAACCGAAATTGTCACCAACTTCGATTTGTGCATTATCTTCTTGGGTTATTGTATATACCTTCTCCCCAAGTAAATGATTTTGTAGTGGTGACTTATCTTGAGCTCTCTTAACTACTAACCTGTTTCCTGTCACATTCTCTACATACATCTCTTCTTGACCGATGTAAATATAAGATTTCTCTGGAATTTTAGTTCCATCATCAACATCAATTATAGTTTCTACCATGTCAACATTCTCTGAGAGTAGAGTTGCAACTACACCATCATAATCTTTAACTGCTCTTGGAGTAACTTGATACGTAACATCTCTTTCGTATGACCTGCCACTGGTTGAACCAGCAACATATCCAACAGTAACCTTCTTGATAATGTCTCCAGAAACATCCTTGAGAGGACCAAAGACATAAGTCTTCGCCGTGAATGTCAGAGTGTATATAAGTGCTCTTCTTGTATCAAAATTACCTTCATAATCATCACTCATATCAATGTTCTCCAGCTGAACCGGAACATTGATTACTTCATTCAGATTACCCAAGAACTTAATGGGGAGTGTATAACCCGGTTGAAAGTAAGGAACAATTTGTTCAATAATTTGAAGCATGTCATCATTCAATTTCGTGTAAATTGAAAGAGTAATTGTCATATTATATGGAACAGGAAGATATCCTTTCTTCGTCTCTGTCCCATCAGGATCTGTATAAATTACAGTCTGTGTTTGAGTTGATTTTCTCGAAGAATCATACGACAGATTTGTAAATTCAAATGACATCCTCGGAAGTGTTATTTGAACCGGTGCATTCAAATCCGGGTTCTGTTTTAGTCTTGCAAGAAATTTCTGAGTAGGTCCGTAAGCAAGAGGAACTTTAATGACACTAAAGGTGGTGTCATTCTCATCTTTATGTTGAATTTGGATTCCATTGAACAAAGAACCAAATCCAATAATTACAGATCTAAAGATCTCATTGTAAAAATATTCAAACATTACTTTGAAGACATATACTTCTATTTATCAGGGCATACCAAATGGATTGGATGTTGAGAAATCTAAAATTGTTTTTGCTTCTGACTCAATGTTATCATTATCTGCAAATGGTGTGACTAAATCGTCAGTATTTACAGAACCAATTACATACTTTGCCCCAGATGTATTACCGGTTATATATTCTTGTGGAACAAAACTACCACTTACAATACTGATCTCCATAATATTTGTAACACCATTCCATTCCTTGACTCTTGCAGTTGTACCAGATAGAGAACCAGTTACAGTCTCATTAAATACAAACATTCCACCAACACTAATATCAGGATTATCAACAAACGGTGGATCAATAATTACGACTGGGTTGGCATCATATCCAGAACCACCATCAATAACATAAATTGCAGTAACGATACCTGCACTAATTGCTGCAAGACCAACTGCATATCTAGATGGTGATGGGTAGAATGAATCGAATGTTGTAACAGAAGAATCCCAATAATAATTAGTATTGTCGAATAATGGATAAGTACC